GATTTGGAAAAGAGTGACCTAGCCTGTCTAGCAGCAGTGCCCGTCACTAATCTCCCACGCGCACGTGGCGTTGGCCCCCTCATCGCAGGGGCCAGTGTGATGATATCAGCCAACACAAACTACGTCAGGTTTAAGGCTCTGGCCTGTCGTATGTTTCGGCTTCCGCCCCCTCCGAAACCCGGCATATGGAGGTGGGCGGCCCTGTTCAAGGCAGAGATCTTTCCGGATCTTCATTCTCTGCCACCCGAGATGACAGATGAGGAGTGGTTGGATAGTGTTCCAAGCAACCGCCGGCCAATCCTTTCTCGGGCAATGCAGCTGTGGCACACGGGTGGTTGGTCCAGCAAGTACGAATCCTTCAATAGTTTTATTAAGGAGGAGTTTCTTCCTTACTTTGACAAGGACGGACTTGACTTGGTTCCATTACGTGCAATGGTCGATCGCTTGATCAACGCGCCGCACGATGTCACTCATTGTATCGCTGGTCCGAAGATCAAGCCTTACATGAAGTGGCTCAAGCAACAGTGGAACCATACCACCCATTTGTTTTATGCGGGATGTGATCCCGACTACGTCCAGGCGTGGCTAGCGAGGGCTACTTCTTTTGGATGCAGACTGTGCTTCTGGTCAGATTACAGCATGTTTGATGCTTCACACAATAGTGAAACGTGGGCCTTCGTTGAGGCCTTCTATGACCAGTATAAGCATGACGTTTGGTTCAATAAGGTTCTGGACGTGTGGAGGACCCCAAATGGTACCATTGGGGACCTCAAATACCAGGGGCGTGTGATGAACGCAAGCGGTCGCGACGATACAGCTCTTGCTAATGCCATTTTGAATGGTGTGGCTATGCTATTGTCCGTGACTGCGGCCTGGTTCAAAGTACCACTAAGTAGGGTGACTAGAGCGCATCTTGAACTGATCAAGAATGACCTGCAGCTGGGAGTCTGTGGGGATGATGCGCTAGGATTCCTTCCCCCTGTGTCAGAGCCCGAGGCGCGAGGATTCATCAACCGCGCCAGGGCTAATCTCACCATGTTCGGCTTCAAGGCCAAGATGTTCTGCTCCCACAGGTTTGAGGATGCAGTTTTCCTTGGCCACCGGCCCATTCAGGTCGGTGGGGCTTGGTATTGGGCCAAAACCCTTGGTCGGTGTCTGTACAAGATGGGGTACCAACGCGGTCTCTCCGGCGACCCTGGTGCCCATTTCAATGGGATCTGCCAGATGGTGTCCACCGTCTCTGCCCATGTTCCCATATTGAGTGACATCGCAAGGGAATGGCTTGCAGCAAGGAAAGGATCGAAGGTGAATGCGTTCAAGGCTGATCTCGAGCACCGTCCCTGGCAACAGTTAGGGAGGTTTGGACCTAAGCACTATGACGCTCAGGCAATCGCTTCTATAGCGCGAGCCTACTCCATCGAGGCCGATTCTTGCCGTGGTGATTTGACAGCGGGGGGCTTGGAGTCCCTTTGCGTCACACCTGGAGATGTTGTTGAGTGCATCTCCCATGTGGTACGAACAATCCGCGCATCCGGCGGAACACCGTGTGTCTTGGATCACTGGCTGTTGAGACACATGGTGGCAGTGGACGAATTGTGATACTCCAGGCCCGGAAATCATTACCAATTCCATTAAAATTTGAGTATCATTACAAATGGATACCTTGCAACAAGGCTACAATGTATTGCCACCATCCCAC